GGACCAACACACAACCTCGGTGTGTTTAACAACAATATTTACACGGTAGGGAGGGCTTTCGAGGAGAGATACTTCTTGTGCAAGACGCAAGATGGATTTAAGCCCGCCCTACGTGTAAGGCCACGTACTTACGAAAGGAACCAATCGTTGAAGACCTTTGGGGACCGCCTCATCCGGTCATGCGCTAATGCCCCAGTAATGCCCCTCCGCACCGTCGTGGAGGCGTATACTGGTTCAAAACGGCGTGTGTACGAGGATGCTTACAGGTCCCTAGGTAAAGATCCGATCTGCGAGTTCGACGCATGGCTGTCGTCGTTCGTAAAATACGAAAAACAGGATCTCGGAAAGGCCCCGAGAGCCATCAATCCCCGTAGCTCGCGCTATAACCTTGTGCTAGGCAAGTATCTCAAGTTCTTGGAGAAGAAGATCTATAGAGGTATAAACCAGGCATTTGGTGCGCGGACAGGCCACACGGTTATAAAGGGAATGAATGTCAAGGAGGCAGGAAACGTGATATACGAGAAATGGCGAAGATTTCGACATCCCGTAGGAGTTGGCCTAGATGCCAGCAAATTCGACATGCACACATCGATTCCTGCTCTCAAGTTTGAGCATTCAGTGTACAGAGGTATCTTTCCTAGAGCAGCCGAGCTCAAAAGATTGCTTCGATGGCAGTTGCGCAATAGAGGAGTTGCGTACTGCGAAGATGGGCGAGTTAAATTTAGTATGGAGGGCACCCGTTCCTCAGGAGATCTTAATACATCCCTGGGGAACTGCATCATCATGTGCGGCCTGATATACGCTTATGCCCAAGAACGTGAGGTAGACGTGGAGCTGATGAACAACGGTGACGATTGTGTGGTGATTATGGAGGCTGAGGACCTCGAAAGATTCATGCACGATTTGTCAGCCTGGTTCGAGCGATACGGATACCGAATGACCATCGAGAAGCCTGTGTACGAGTTGGAGCGGATGGAGTTCTGCCAATCACGCGTCGTCCTCGTAAACGACGAACCAGTGATGGTACGTAACCTCACCAACTCTATAACCAAGGATCCCA